GACCGCTGGCACGTCCAGCGGATGGTCAGTGGCGTTCCGCTGGAGCGGCACAGATGCCTCCGGGCAGGAGAGGAGCCCGGGCCGGAGCGGCACGGGACTCAGGTGGTGGGGGCGCGTCACATGACGTACTCGGGATCGTCAGCCACGTACGTGACGGCCGCTTCGAGGAATGCGCCGGCGCCGACGGTCTGTCCGGGGTCGGTGTATTCGACGCCGATCTTGGTGTTGTTCGGGGACTCGCCGACCGACAAAAAGCCCGCAGCTCCGTGGCTCTTGTCGCCGACGAACGCCTCGATCCGCTGAACCAGTAGCCCGAGCGCGTTGTCGAACGCCTGCTGCTCGGCCTCCGCGATCCCCGTGCCGGTGGTGGTACCGCCGATCGGCCAGCGGCATACGAGGTGGAAGCTGTGCGTCGGCATGCGGCGCTGCTGCGTCATCCGCTCCGTCTCGAACCGGCGCCGCAGCACATAGATCTGAGACTGGCGCTGGTGCGGGCTGCGCGGCATGTACGCCTGGATGACGTCCCACGGGCCCCCGTTGGCGGTCAGTAGGGCCGGCAAGCCGTCACCGTGCTGGGTGAGCCACGCTGCTTCGCGGGCCACTGCGGTACCGAAGCCCGTCATCGGCGGCGCCTCCTCTGCTGCTTGCGCGGGTGGGAGCGGCGGGTTGCGGCCGCCTTCGCCCGCGCGGCGGCGGACATACGGTGGCCCTTGTGGTGACCACCCCGGTGGTGAGCGGCCCGCATCCGGGCGGAGAGCTTCGCTCTGGCCGCGGCCGACATCGGCCGGCGGTGGCCGGGCTTGTGGTGACGCCCCTTCATCCGCGCGCTCAACTTCGCTCGCTGGGCGGCGGTCATCTTGTGGTGGGCGCCCTTGTGGTGCCTTCCGCGCAGCTTGGCGCGGAGCTTGGCCTTTGCGGCGGCGCTGAGCGGTTTGTGCTTCCGCCCCCGCAGCTTCGCGCGGAGTTTGGCCCTGGCCGCCGCGCTTATGGGCTTGTGCTTCCGGCCGCGCAGCTTGGCCGAGAGCTTCGCGCGGGCGGCCGTGCTGAGCTTGTGGCCAGCGTGGTGGCGGCCCCTCATCCGGGCGCTGAGCTTGGCCCGCGCGGCCGCGCTCATCCGGTGCCCGGGGTGATGCCGCCCGCGCAGCGCGGCCGAGATCTTGGCGCGCGTCGCCGCACTGAGTGGATGCCCGCGGTGCGGGTGCGGCCGGCCTTTCAGACGGGCGCTGATCCGCTGCCGGGCAGCGACGCTGAGGTGCCGCTTCACCGTGTGCTTCGCAGGCGACGCGGGCTGCGGCGTGCCCCAGGACATCAGCCGCGCCCGTAGGACGCGCAGATCGCCTCAGCGTCCGCAGCGAGCACGTCCGGGTCGTGGCCGTGGCCCTGCCCGGTCGGGTCGAGCTCGCGGACCGCGATACTGGCGGCCATGTACTTGCCGGCCCGCACCAGGTCGGCCGGGACCGTCTGGTAGCCGCCGCCGTAGACGTAGGTGACCAGGCTGCCGATCGGCTGGAACGTGCCGATGTTGTACCAGATGTGGCCGGTGTCCGGGTCGGGCCCGCGCACCGTGGTGAGGTTGATCTGCTGGTCGCCGCCGTAGGAGCGGTGGATGGTGATCGACTGGAGCGAGTAGGCCCACAGCTCCGGGTACTTGGGAGCGAACTCCTGGAGCCAGCCGTGGCGCACCAGCGACGTGGTGCCCATGGCGTAGGCGTAGGACTGGCCGAGCGTCCCGGCGAGGTCGAGCGGGACGTTACCCGCGTCGATGTACTCGTCCGGGTCGATGCCGGTCGCCCGCTCGGTCTCCACCAGGCCGGCGAACGGCGCCAGTCGACGCCCTGCGGCGCCCTCGCACATCCGCGTCGCCTCGATCATCAGATCGCTGAGCGCCTGCGTCGAGTAGGCCCTGACCAGGTCGGCGAACGGCCCCTCTTCGAGCTGTGCCGCCGTCGCCAGCGGCACCGGCGAGTCGGCGGCCACCGGCTACTCCTCGACCAGGGCGTCCGGCACCGGACTGACCGGCGGTGCGTAAGCCTTCACGCCCTTGGGGAGTTCGGGCTGGGCCTCGAACTCGGCGTGCGCGATACTCACCAGCTCGTGGGCGTCCTCGGGCGGCATCTCCACCCACTCGCCGCCCTTCGGCCACTGGTAGCCGTGGCTGGAGCCGCCCGGGTGCTGCTTCTTGACGAACATGCGGTCTCCCGGTGGGGTTGGGCGGCCCGTGGCGCGGAGCAGGCGCCGCGGGCCGCCAGTCGAAGGGGGTTAGAGCGCCGGGGCGACGCGGGCGAGGCGGCCGATCCACTGCGGGCCGCGTACCGCGAGGCAGGTGTCCGACACGACCGCGAACGGCATTGCGTCCGGCGAACTGGTCGTCGGGAAAACGTCCTTGGGCTGCAGGTCACGGACGTACGGCCGGAGCACGTTGTTGCGGTCGCGGGACATCAGGTAGATGTCCTCGTAGCCGACCGAACGCGGCTTGAGGCCCGTGTTGGTGCCGACGTACGCGGCCGGGCCCTGCGCCGGGACGGTGCTGCCGTTCTGTGGCACGAGCGCGCTGCCGGTGTCGATGATCGACGTGGTCAGGATCGGGGTGATCCCGTCCGCCGCCAGGCCGACGGTCGCGTCTACCACGCCGAGCAGGGTCTCCTGACCGGCGGCGGTGCCCCGGTAGACCATGTAGTGCTGCGGGGTGCTCGACTGGAACCCGGACGGGGTCGAGAACGCCAGGGTGACCGTGCTGGTGCCGGTGGTGGTGGTCGCGGACATCTCGGTGCTCGCGGCGGCCTCGCCCTGGCGGGTCAGGACCGGCGCCACCTTGTAGTAGTAGGTGGTCGCGGCGAGGGTGCCGCCGGTGGTGGCCGGGGTCGCGGTGACGGTGCCCATCGAGTTGCCGCGGGTACCCAGGTACGAGGACCGGACGATCGGCGTGTTGCGGTAGGTCGGCACGACCAGGCCGGGCGAGATCTCCGTCTTGTCGACGAAGCGCTGCTGGTTGGTCAGCAGCGACGCCAAGGCGCCCTCGGAGGTGGAGCTCATGACGAGCATCCAGTCCGAGTTGGTGACCTGCTCGGCGGTGTACGACTCGACCAGGTCCATCAGCTGGTTCAACAGGCTGATGGAGATGTTGTTGCCGGCCGCGTCGATGGCGTTCTGGCCGGTGTTGTTGCCGCCGCTGAAGGTGTTGATCAGCGAGGCGAGGCCGTCGAACTGCGGGTACGGGCCGAACGCCGTCGCGCCAGCGTTGCCGTTCACCAGCATCTGCTCGGTGTCCCACCGCAGGCCCCGGATCGCGCCCATGATTTCGCGGGCACGCAGGTCACCGATCACATCGGCGGTGACCTCCTCGGCGTAGCCGGTGATCGCGCCGACGACCTGGAGGTTGCGGATGGTGAACGAGCTCTGGACGTAGTTGCCGGTGGACACCGCGCGGGCTCCGCCGTCAGTGACCGCGCCGCCAGACGCCAACCCGTTGCGGGTGTTGAAGTAGTAGGTCGTGGTGTTGATCTTCTGGCTGGGCAGCGACTCGATCAGCGGCGAGTACCGCTGGAGCAGCTCGAACAGCGCGGGATCGATCACCTTCTGGACGAGCGCACTTGCGCCGGCTGCGTTGAGCGCCTCGGCGAGTTCGCGAGACATGGGGGTGCCTCCGGGGGCAGGAGATGGGCATGGAAAAGCCCCCGGCGCGGCGCGCTGCGGGGGCGGGCGACCATTCCTGCCGTGGCCGGCACCACCCGGCTCGCGGGTGGCGGTCAGAACGTCTACGTGGAGCGGGAGTTACATGTCGTCGAGGCTGTAGCGGCCGTTCGACACCCAGCCGACGAGCCGCTCGTTCCAGTCGCGGCGGGCCTCGTCGTCCGTGCGCTGGTCGCTCTCGCCGACCGGAGCGCCCGTGCCGGCCAGGCCCTTGCGGGTGGGGCCCTGGTGCCGAACCTCGGCACGCAGCGACTCCAGCATCTGATCGCGCTGGGCGGCGATGCCCTCGGCGACGAGGCGCTGCACGCGCTGGTCCTCGGTCTCCTCGACCGGGGCGGCTGGGGCCGCGGGTGCGGACTCGGTGGCCGCGGTCGGGGCGGGCCGGGCGCCGAGCAGCTGCTGGAACTGCTCCGCCGTCAGCTGGATGACTGCGGGCGCGGGGGTGTTGGCCGTCTCGGCGGCCGGGGTGGACTCGCTCACGGCGGGCACCTCCGTGGGTGTGGGGTCCCCGGCCGGTCGGCTCGGGGCGGTCTCGGTTGCCGCCGGGGCGGCGGGCGCGGTCTCCATCTGGTCGTCGTCTGGGCGCCGGCCGGTCTCCATGGAGCCGTCCGTGTCGGCGGCCGGAGCACCCGGCACGTCGATGTCGGCGTCCAGGTCCGGGTCCAACGCCTGGAGGGCGTCCACAGCAGCGTTCATGGCGGCCTGCGCGATCACCCGCAGCTCGGCCGGATCGATCCCGCAGCAGCGCAGGGAGATCGACATCGGGCCGTTGTAGGCGTCGATGCAGAACCCGCCGCCGCTGGGGGCGTCGCCGTAGAACTCGGTGACGTCGCCGAGTGTCGTGGTCTCCATCGGGACTCCGAATCGGGTGAGCGCGGCCCGGACGCGGGAGCGGATCCGCTTGAGCTGTTGAGGGGTGTACAGGGCCGTGCTGTCGGTCTCGGTGAGGGCCCGCCAGGCTGCGCGGGCGTGGGCCCGGGTGTCGATCGGCAGCCGCTTCACGCTGTCCCGGTATCCGGGGTCGGCGTACTGAACGTCCCCGTACGGACGGGTGGTTCGCGCTGCTGTGGCCTCGGTGACGGACTCGTACACCAGGCGGCGCTCGGCGGTCTCGGCTGGCGCGGCGCCTGGTTCGATCCGGGCGAGCGGCACACCCGGCGTCTTGGTGAAGTCCAGGCCGAACAGGTCAAGGCCGTCGGCGGTCTCCACGGTCTGGCCGTCGTGCTCGATCCGGCGGACCGGTCCGCGCCAGGCGCCGCGGATGCTGACCCCGTCAAGGAACGGCTGGTCGCCGGTCACGAGGGCGGCGATGTCGCGGCCGGCGGCGGTGTCGGCGATCTCCGCCTCGAAGGTGACCCGGCCGTCGTCCTGCTGCTCAAGTCGGATGACCCGGCCGACGATCCGGGTGGAGTCGTCCTCGGCGCCGTGGTGGGTGAGCATGGTGTGCGGCTCGCCCCGGGCGATGGCCTCGTTGGCCCGCTCGACTGCCCGGCCGAGCATCTCTCGCGTGTACAGCCTGCGGTTCCGGCTCACGCCGGGCGCGATCGCCGTGCCCCGGATCGTGGCGATACCGGCCAATGGGTGCCTCCGATCAGGCGGGCTGCAGCGTGCAGCGGCAAAGGGGGTGTAGGGGCGGCCGGGGCGCGGTCGCGGCCGGATAGGGGCTGCTGTCCTCGGCGTCCACGCAGGTCGGGCAGACGCGGCCGTCGCCGACCGTGACGACGCTCAACTCCTGCACGTCGCGCTGCTGGTAGGCGGCCACCATGCCGTCGGTGAACGCGGCGCCGACCGCGGTGAGGATGCTCGTGGACCAGGCCGCGCCGTCACTGATGACGGCGGCGACCTGGTCGAGCATCGCCCGCTCGTCAGCGCCCTGCTCGGCCGCAGCGAGCAAGACACGGGCGATGGCCTGTGCGGTGCCGCGCAGTGCGGCGGCGGTGACGGTGTAGGCGGCGGCGAGTTCCGCGTCCGCGTCGCCCTCGCCGTCGCCCTGGTCGTCGTCTTCGTCGCCGAGTTCGCCGTCGTCGTCGGCCGCGACTGCGTTCCCGGCGCGGGCGCCCGCAGTGCGGGCCTGCTGCATCGCCGCGGTGAGCGCGGCGATCAGCTGGGGCCACGCTGGCTGGCTGGTGAGCCGAGCGAGTTGGGCAAGCACGGCGGCCGTGGTGACCTGCTGCACGTGCCGGCGCCGGTCGGCTGCTGGGGTGCTCTCGGCCGGTGCGATCTGCTGGCGCAGGGCCGTCATGACGGCCGTCAGGTCCAGTCCGGCGGCCAACTCCCGCCACACGGCGAGCACCTGGCCGGCCGCCCGCCGCTCCAGCCGGTCCCGGCGCCGATAGATCCCGGCCCACACGCCGGTGAGCGCGCCCAGTCGGAGCGTTGGCGCCCGGCCGGTGTCCGCCATCAGAACACGCCCTTGCGGATCAGCGGCCAGGCGCCAGCTGCGGTGAGCGCGCCGTCGGGGGCGTGCTCGGGTCCCTCACGGGACGGTTCCGGCTGGTCGCTGGTAGGGCCGGGCGGGTCAGGCGGCTGCGAGGGCGGTCCGGAGTCGGGCGGCGAAGTCATTCGGCTCGTCCTCCTCGTCTCGCACGATGGACTCGTAGTAGGTCCGCCAGTCGTAGGCCTCGGCAGGCGTTCCGGGCGGTGCCGGGGGCTGGCCGGGCGCCGGGGACTGCTGACCGGCGGCCAGCGCCGCAGCATGCGCGGCCAACTCCGGCGGCACCGGGGCGGGCTCGGGCTCCGGCTGCATGTTGATGCCGGCCGCCGTCATGTCGATCCCGGCGGCTGCCGCCGGAGCCGCATTCTTCGAGATCATCGCCTCGGACATGCGGGCCATGTCTGCCCACAGCACCAGGTTCTGCCGGTCGATCAGCACTGCATCGTCGCCACCAGGAACCGGAGGCTCGCCGATGTCGGCACGGGCCCGGTTCAGGATCCAGGAGCCGTTGCGGATCCGCAGGTCTCGGATCTGCTCGATCACCAAGCTGTCGCGCATGTCGATCTCGCGGAGCTTCAGCGTCCACCCGTCAATGCCGAAGCCCCGACGGGTCAAGTGGAAGTTGAGCTTCTCCAGGATCAGCGCGGCGACCGGCGCGCACGTGTTGCTGAGGAACGTCTTGCGCTGGCTGTCGCCCGTCCCACCACCGAGGTTTCCGGACTCGATCACGCCGACCAGGGCTGGCGGGACGCCGTACTCGGACAGAATCTCGTCGCGCGTCTGGTCCTTACTGGCGTGCAAGTCCGGGAT